CGTACATAAGAAACCGAGAAATCACGGCGCGAGGTTGTAAGGACATGGTCGGGGCCACGTTCTAGTTAGCAGCGCTTTGTAATTCATAAAATTGGATAGAGGTGACATCGTGGCTGGACCTGATATCCGGGACATGGTGTCTCCGGAAATGTACGAGCATCTGGATGTGTGTGCTAAGCAGATATGGTATTGGCGCAGACATCTGGATGTTTTTATTATGGACTATCTGCACATACACCTGTATGATCTGCAGAGAGTCATTGCAAGGGCGATAGGAAACAGCGATGAAGCATCGCTTGCGCTGCTGCGTGGTTTTGGTAAAACATGGCTGCTGGCAGTATGTGCGGTCGCGCTTGCCATACTTTGGCCTGAAAGTCCGATTATTTGTGTATCAAACACTGCGGCTCAGGCAAATCTGCTTTTGCAGAAGATAGACAATGAACTGCTGCCCAACGATGAGATACAGCGCGAGATCGACTATGCACCGAAGCGCGGTATAAAGATCAACTCAAACGGTAAGAGTTCCATCTGGTTCAAGGGAGCAAGCCGCATACAGGCATGTGTTCTTGGCAGAGACGGCGACTCGGCCTTGGGTCTTCGCGGCAAGATAATGATCGTGGACGAAGCAAAGCTTGTCCCGTCGAGTATATGCAACAAGGCTCTGAAGCCTATCCTGAGTTACAAGCGAAGGGTGTTCCATTCGCTCAAGAACGAAGGGTTCGTAGATTATCAGAGCAAGATCATCAATATCTCATCGGCATACCTTAAGACATGCGATTTCTATCAGAGATTCAAAGAGACTGTGAAGCGCATGGCAAAGGGAGACACCGGAGCATTTGCGTGTGCGCTGGATTTTAATGCCAGTGTACGAATGGGCATCGAGGATATCGAGTTCTATGAACGCGCCCGCGAAACGATGAGCCCGGTAGAATTTGCATGTGAGTATGGAACGGTGTTCGTCGGTTCGACCGACAATGCAGTATTCCCGTATTCGCTGACTGAACCTTGCCGCGTGCTTGAGGCAATTGAAATTGCACAGCCGAAGGGGACGAGCGCTGATTATGTTATCAGCTGCGACGTTGCCGGTAACGGCAATATCGAGACTGCCGACAATAGTTGTATCGAGGTTTTGAAGATAGTAAAGACCGCGAACAACCGTTGGCAGAAGCACCTTGTGTGGATGGCGGCATACCGCGGATTATCTCAGAGACAGCTTGCTGAAGAGATCCGCAAGACATATCTCCGTTTCCCGAACGCCGTGCGTATTATTTACGACGCCAACGCAATCGGACGCGGACTTGAATCGCTGTTGGATGAACCTTATCAGTATGAGGATGACAAAGGGGTCAAGCGTGAGCTTCCTCCGCTTTTGCCGTTTGACTCGCGTGAGAGTTACCGCAGCGTGAAAATACTGTATCCGTTCATCGCGACGAATGCGCTGAACAACGAGATGGTAAATGTGCTCATCCGCAATTTTCAGGACAGGATGCTGAGACTGCCTATCATGTCGGCGGCGACAGACAAAACTGATCTGCTGCCGAGGCTGCATGATGATACCGATACCGAAGAGGAATCCGCGGTGAAGCGGCGCAGGACGATGCTGCTTACTGAAGAAGCGTATGTGTACAGAGAGACCGACGAACTTCAGGCTGAGCTTGGAAACATCGTGCGCAGGATATCGCTGCAGGGAAACTCGATTTTCGGTACAGCAGTTTCAACTCAGCGAAAGGACCGCTTCTCAACATTGGGTATGGGAATGTGGTACATAGATACATTAGAGACTGCCGCGAGACGCGCGGCTTATGACAGCATGGCGGGTGATTCGATACCTGTCATGATTGGCAGATTGTGAGAAGGGAGGATAAGACATGGCGAGTAGATTCAGATGGCCGTGGAGACGTACAGAGGCGCCTGTTCAGACACAGCCTGCAACAGACGACAACGCATCGGCATTAGAGGCTGCCCGGAATAAGTCCGAGTCCTCTGTGAGCATTTATGAAAATACATCGTTTACGATGCGCGGAGAGCCGACTGGCTATGATTTTGCCAGTATTATGCGCGAACCGCAGAAGTACATAAATGACTTATATCTGCTGGCAAATTATTACAAGGAAACAGATCCTTATGTCGGAGCGGCGATAAACAATGTTTATACGCCGTTTTCTGTTGCAAAGGGATTCAAGCTCACCGGTGCTTCGGAAAAGACGAAGCAGCGGTACCTTGAGCATTATGAAAACATCGGATTCGAGGAGAAGATGCGCAGCATCTTTGATCAGTATTACACATTTCAGAATGTGTTTATTTATCTGATGCCCGACGGAAATATCATAACGCTCACGCCCACAAGATGCAGGATTTCGGAAGTGTACATGAACGGCGAGCCCGTCATTGAATACGATACACAGTACATCCTGCAGGGCAACAGATCTGACACCGGAGCGAAGGAAGAATACCTCGATGACCTCGCGGCGAGATTGAATGGTCTCCCGCCCGAGATCCGGGCGAACTTCGTGAACCCGGACGGCACGGCAGCAAAGGAAACGAAGCGATGGGTTCAGCTCAATCCGGACAATACTTTCGTAATGCAGTTTCCCAAGCCTGATTGGGTGAGGTATGCTGTGCCTACTATCGGCAAGTGTTTATTTGCACTCGGTAGAAAACAGACCATTACAGATTATGACAATGCTCAGATGCAGTTCGGTATCAAGGGATTCCTTCAGGTCAAGGTCGGAGATAAAGATCCGGTCGCGGGCATGAATAAACCCGACAGTAGGAACATCTCAGCGGTTCATGCAAGTTATGAAGCCGCATTACAGGGTGGCAAGCTGGTGACTGTGCCTTGGTATGTAGACTCTGAATTCATTACCGTCGATACTTCGACATTGTTCGACCACGACAAGTATTCAGGCGTCAACCAAGAGATTCTGTCTGCATTTGGTATATCGGGCGTGGTAAGTCTTGGACAGCAGGAAGCCGGTTCATATGGACAGGCGAAGTTGTCACTGGACACAGCCGCGCTCAGGATAGAGCAGGGGCAGCGGGCTTTCGCTGCGATGATGAAAAAGATCAACTCGCGGCTTGCGATGCGCTTACCCCGCATATCCGCAAAGAATATCCCGGTATTCGAGTTTGAACCCATCGACCTGACAAACGATAACAGGTTTGCTGATGAGGTCTATAAGCTCTGGATGCAGGGACTTACAAGCACTCAGACGCTGCTCGAGGCGCACAAACTTGACATCGTTCAGGAACGTGAGCGCAGGATCAGCGAAAAGAATGAGGGCATTGATAATGTATTCATTCCCCGGCAGAATGCTTACACAAGCAATACCACCGGCAACGGTGGCGGGGATGAAGATAAGGGCGGACGTCCTACACTGGATGATTCCGAGAGAACGTCCGATCCTGATAAATCTGAAACAGGTAGACAGCCGAAGCCCAGCAGGCCGGAAGGCAGCGAGGCATCGGCGTAGCGCCTGTGTCTGTGAAGATTTGTCCGCCAGAAGATCTGAACAGACAGAGAGGATGTGGTGACATTGACCGACCTAAAGCACAAATATCGACTTTATGCCGAGGCGGTCGCCGTTGAAGAAGCGGCTTCAAATGATGTCTACATGTCGGTGGAGATGCGCATGATGTCAACTGCAGCTAACGGCAACGGCTGTGTAGTGGAGAAAGAATTTATGGAAGCAGTGGTAGAAAACACTGCTTTTTATAATGCCACTCCGGTCAAGGTTGACGTAGAGGCGCTTGTTTCAGGAAAGAACCTTGGACATTGCTTTGATAAGAAACGTAAAGAGTGGTTAGCAGACCAGATCGGAGCCATCACCGAGTTCTCGCTCAGAGAAGAAGAAGGGGAGACCGTGATGTACGGTAAGGCGCGCATTGAAAAGAACCGCGCTGACGTTTGCGAGGCAATTGAGGAATTATACGAGGAAGGCAAGCTGTTCTTCTCTTTTGAGATCACAGCCGCCGATATCTCCGTTGATCCCAAAACCAAGGAAGTCCATATTGGGGCAAGCGACAATAATCATCTTACCGCAATGTGCATCGTATCGGAGCCTGCCTATGAAGGCGCGACGGCGATTACGTTTGTGGCAGAAATGGAGCATGACATGGAAAAGAAGTTTGATCACAATGAGCTGATCAAGTGGGCTGCCGAGCTCGAAATCGGCAGCGTTCATTGCAAGCTTATTGAGTATCTTTTCGAAGGTCCGCTCAAGGGTCAGTACGACTGGGAAATCAGGGAGCTTGGCGCTAACTACATGCTTCTGAAGAACAGGGATACAGGCGCGTATAAGAAGGCGCTGTATCATGTTTCCGAGGAAGATGAAGTTGTCGTCGATGAACTGATCGATGTTGAGTTTACCCGCGTGGGCGGTGAAACTGAGGTTGAAGAGCCTGTTCATGAAGAGGCTGCTCAGGAAGACGAAAAGACTGAGGAAACTCAGGAAGAGGAAACTGAGGTTCAGGAGGAAGCTGCTGCCGAAGAGACCGAGGAGGTTCAGGAAGAAGAGCCTGCCAAGGAAGAGGAAGCCGCTGCCGAAGAAGCTCAGGAAGAGCCCGTACAGGAAGAAGAGGAGAAGCAGGAAGCCGAAGCTGCGGAGGAAGCCGATGAGGAAACTCACGACGATGTGGACGACGCTGAAGATACTGACGACGAACTCGAACGCCTGAGGGCTGAAGTGGAAGAGCTTCGTAAGTTCAAGGAAGAGGCTGAGCAGGAGAAGCAGGCTGCCGAAAAGGAAGAGCGCGTTGAGGCTCTCAGGTATGCTGCTGAAAAGCTTGGTCTTGATACCAATGAATTTGGCGAAGATATCTCTTCTCTGAATTATGAAAAGATCATGGCTTCTCTCAAGAAGGAGAAGAATGATAAGAACACCGTCAACGGCCTTGTGGACAATGACGGAATGGGCCTTAAGACTAGCCGCTGGGCTGGCTATATCAGCGACACGACTGGTCTGGGCGAATAATGATTGAATATTAGGAGGAACTAAATATGGCTGCTATTATCCGTAATGGCTATCCTGTCATCCACAGCGCTATTGTTAATGTTGAGGGTGGACTCGAAGCCGGCAAGTTCGTCACTCTGGACGAAGCTACTAATATGGTCACCCTGAACGAGGACGACACCTTTGATGGTCACACCTATCTGACCGTTCATGTTGCACACGATATGAACACCATCGGTGACGATGCTAACGCCGTTGTTCCCATGGGCGCTCATATTCAGATCGTGCATCCCAATCCCGGTGATGAGGTCATCGTGACCGGCATGACCGAGGCTGTTGGCGCTACCGTTCGCGATGCTTTCGTGGTTATCGACGATGCTGATTATATGGGTCAGGATGCCCGTCACCTGCGTCGCATCGAGGCCTAAGATTACATAATCAGATAAGGAGAAATTGATATGAAGATCGAGAGAAATGATAAGATGGTCTCTATGATTGCCGCTTCTGCTATGGGCCGTGGCAATGCAGAGGCCAATAAGGAGATTCGTGAGTTTACCAAGACTCTTATGTCCAACCCCAGTCCCGAGAATCGCTATCATATGGCTCAGCTGATTCAGTATGCAGTAGACGACGGTATCACCGAGCGCACTGCTTACTTCGACAAGATCGCTGACTATAAGCAGATCGGCGACGACGACCGTGCGGCTTTCGATATCGAGTATGATACTTCCTATGCCGTAATTCAGGCTGACAACGCCTCCGCTCCCATTTGGATGCCCGCCTCCAAGACTGTTGACGTCGGCACTGTTGAGGTTGCTACCCGCTTCCGCGTGTCCATGTATGACATTCGTTCCGGCAAGGCTGATCTGGGCAAGGAGACCGCCAAGGCCATCGCTCGCCTCGAGGACAAGATGACCGGCGTTGTACTGAATGTTCTGGACGGCGCTTACAACGGCACCGACATCGCTGCTCCCTTCTACGGCACCGGCTCCGGTGTGGTTGCTACCACTCTGGATCCCATGATCCGTCACTGGCAGCGTTACGGCGCAACCAACCTGATCGGCGACATCCAGATCCTGGACAAGCTGGCTCAGTCCAATGGTTGGGTCTCCGATGAGATGCGCAACGAGTACTACAACAACGGTTTCCTTGGTAAGTACAAGGGCGCCAATGCCTATGTCATGGCTAACGGTTATCAGCAGGATGGCGTGACTCCCATCATGCCCGCTTCCAAGCTGTTCATCCTGCCCAATGGCATGGAGTCTCCCCTGAAGATCGTCAAGCGCGGCGAGGTCCTC